TTATTTTGATTCTGTGCGGTTATCTAATGGGTTGAGAGCTACTGCTGCATCAAGATGATTCGGTGCAAAGTGTGCATACCTCATAGTCATCATGATGGTGCTATGACCGAGTATCTGTTGGAGTACCAAAATATTGCCACCACGCATCATAAAATGGCTGGCAAAAGTATGGCGTAGTACGTGTGTACGTTGCCCCTTCGGTAGTTCAATCCCCGCTCTATTTAATGCGGCCTTGAAAGCCTCGTAAGCAGGGGAGAAGAGTGCACCTCGTTTCTTGGGTAGGAGTTCTTGTAACTCGCGGGAAATTGGCACTGTGCGGTTCTTCTTGCTTTTAGTCTGGGTAAACGTAAGACGTCCCGGCAATATTTGAGATTGCTTTAAATCCTGTGCTTCACTCCAGCGCGAACCGGTAGCCAAACAGATTCTCACAATCGTACCGAGATCCTTGTTGGCTGATTGGTCACAAGCTGCAAGCAACCTATCAATTTCTTCTTCGTAGAGAAAGGCCAACTCCTGATCCCCCTCCTTGAACTGCCTGATCCCAGATAACGGGTTATCACCTTCCCACTCTCCAAGCCGTTTCATTTCTGAAAAAACAGCATGTAGATAAGACTGTTCTCGGTTTACCGTTGCCTCACTGAGTTTCTTCTTTCCCTTCTGATTCCATTCCCCAGCTAGACGCCTTTCCCGATAAACAGCAAAAGTATTTTTATCAAAATGTGCGGCGAGCGGATCTCCTAAACGCTCACATATAGCGAGAAGCTTCGTTTTTCTCTCCTCGCCTGAGGTCAGCGTTTTACCATGCATTTCATACCAGCGATCAACGAAAGCGGAGAGAGTTACAGCATTATCGTTGACCGCTTGGCCTGATGCATTATTCATGGTGCGGCGCTCAAATGAGAGCGCCTCGCCTTTAGTAACAAACTGTTTGCGTATGCGCTTACCGTCACGACCATACGGGAAACATTGACATAGCCATTTTCCAGAAGGAAGTTTACGAACCGCCATTATTCTTCCTCGGATGCCAGTTCTGAACCAGAATAAGCCAGTGAAATAAACATTTCTGCGGCATTGTCTAGATGAGCATATGTTGATGTAAATTCAATATCACGGCATCGGCATACATATGGGCGAGTCTTGTTTTCAGGTTGGTAGGATAGGCTAACAACTGGTGATTTCCGTGGCTTACCGTTTTTGAAATAATCGCAGACATCCAGACGTTCGCATAATCCTGAATCATCAAAGTACGTTGCTACATGCCATCCCATACCAACAAGTGTGTCATTAAATGCTGAGTGAACATCAGATATGTGTTTGTACAAACCGGCAGAGTATTGCTTTTTTTGGGTTTTATTACGTTGGTTTTCTGGAAGTGTTAGCCTTTTAATTCCAGGTATTTCAATTTTTTCAACACTAAACGATTTTACTGTATGTGTGGAGCTAGATAAATCAACAGCGCGAAGGGTGAAGTTATCGAGAAGTGTTAAAGGAATTATGCTTCTTTCCACTCCATCTAATGATCCACCATGATAAAAAATTGAGATGGTCTTATTGCTATCTATAGCTGACCAGAGAAGGTCTAAAAGCTCACTTTCATCGTAGATGGTCATTGTAGGCACAATAGTTTCTTTTGCTGATTCTGCGGGAAGCTCTTCGACTGGAGGAAACGTTAAAAAATTTTCTTCTGAAACTAATGAGGCGTTGTTCTGTTTTGCTTTGTTTATTTTGCTTGGACCTGCATTATCACCGCAACATAAAAAGTTAAGCCCTTTAGTAACATCTTTGCTTACTATATAGCCAAGTGATGTAGCTCTCTCAACTAATTCATTTTTTTTGTTTTTACTGAATCCGGTAAAGCAGATGGTTTTCATGTTACCTCCATTTAAATTCAAAAAATAAAAGCGCCTAACAGAACTCCAAGGGCAAAGAAAAGTACTATCTCTTTGGGGTAAGTCTGGATGAATTTAGTGAAACTAAGACGTATTGGCTGTGAGGATGAATTATCTTGAGCGGTAATTTCAGCGTTCTGATCAAGCCAAGACAAGGCTAGTTGAAGTTGTGGACGAGTTAAGTTGTTCAGTCTGCCTGTACCAAAGTTGATATGGCAGTAGCGAATAAGTTTTTGTCTAATTTCATCATCTTCACTATTTCGAAGAAGGAGGCTAACCAGAGCTTTGCTGGCGTCTTTTTCTTTAAGCCTGTCTAGCATGGCCTGTAGGAAACTTAACGCCGCATGATATTGATTGATGGTCATATCTTCGATGCTGGATACACCAATTTCAGCATGAACTTTCTGCCAGATAACGAACGCTTCATTATCCCCAGATTCAGCGATTGCAGCTACCAGACAGTTGAGTTCCTTACGTTGGGCTTTTACGAGAGGGCGTATATCCTCTTTTTCAGAAGGGATTGCAATATTGACTGTGTTACGTCCGTCATATTTATCTATCTGGATCTTATTTTCGTTGAAATCACGCCCTGCGGCGCGGTTATTTTCGCCAGCAGAATTAACTGTCATAAAACATCCTTACTTCTTGCTTTCGTTGAAATCCCTGCCTGCGACGCGGTTGCCTTGACCCGAAACGTTTATTGAATTAGATGCGGAATTACCTGCACTTAACCCTGCAAGGGTTGCGGCTTTGATTGCGAGAGGAGCTTTTCTGAAAAGGGCGAGAAGTTCTTGCTCATCAGAATCGAGCGCTTCAGCCGATCTAACCCCTGTGACAATGAATTGAATATCAGCACCAAATTTGGATATCGCAGATAGATAGGAGGCATCAGGGCTGCGCTCCCCTTTCTCATAGTTAAGCTGCGTTAGTTTTCTAACCCCGCCAATCTCCCCTATAGCCGCTTGGCTTAGACCCAAACGCTCACGCTCTTCACGCAGGCGCATACCAATATCATTTTGCATACTTAAATCTCTTGACTGGTATAAATAATTATACCATTATGTTTTTCACGGATACTTAGCAGATCACAATATACCACTATGACACAAGTACAGCATGTTCAGCGGTCACGAACCCCAAAGAATACCGTCGCAGGCAGATCGCTACCGCTGCGTCTTTCTCCTGAGGAGCGTTCGACCATTGAAGCTATGGCGGAGGCTGAATGCCGCTCTGCATCAAATATGGTTCGCATCGTATTTTTACGCGGTCTTCAGGCTATGCAGCCTGATCAGATCATTCAGTCAGGTAATGAAATATGAGCAAGAAAATAATTGAGACGCTTTGCTTAGGAAAGCCAAGAGCTATTGATACATCGACTTTAGTGATGGGGCTTTATTCAACCGATAAAGGCCGCTTGGGTCAGATTTTAATCTCTGTGAATGTTGTCGCTATCTCTGGTGGTGCGGTAGAAGCACCACCAGAGCTTATGGACAAACTCAAAGAGTTACTGGCTCCAGAAAGAAATACTAGTTTTAAGTTAGGAAACGCGAATTGATAATCCTGTATTAAGGGGTGAAGCATGTCAGGTGTAACTATCAATTTAAATGTTGCAGCGCCTTATTTATCGCTCAAAGAATACGCCAGAGTTACAGGGATTCCCTTTGAGACATGTCGAGATATGGTGAAAGACGGGCGAATCATCATTCGACCCAAGGAGCTTGCCGGGAGCAAGGTTGAAGTAAACATGGTCGCGATGCTTAAGGATGCGATTGCAAATAGTTGATGGGGATATTATGTGCCAGTTAATACAGCTAAGTCGCCATAGTTATATTTATCGCGGATTCACTATCCATAAGTGCCCTAGAAATTCAGTAACGTTAAAAACAGCTTATAGCGTTACGAATAACGGTAATTATTTAGGGCGGGACTTTGCTTTAGCTGAGGCAATGCAAACAATAGATAAATTAAAGAGTGGTGAAAATTATGAAAGTTGAAATGTTCATCGGCCTTTTTATTTTTGCAGTGCTGTTTTTGAATTTCATTCAATTCTTGATTAGGCTGCGTAGTGAAAAAATCAGAGAGCAGAAATTAAAGGCGCTTTCTGATCTGAAAAGGCGTCGAGAAGAAGTTGAGTGCAAGGCCAGAAGACAACTGTAGCAGGTATTCAATATGAGCAATAATTCTCCATCGCTTGCCAGCCTGCTAAAACAGGGTTGTCAGGTTACACATTTCAAAAATAATCACGGCTGGCTCGAAACACCAGACGGGAGATTCTTTCAGCCAAAAGTTGAAGATGTTCAATTTATAAAAGGTTGCAGAAAACCCTTTATGTCCACACCACGAAATAAGCGCCGGTGGTTTGCGTGGCTTATGGGTATATTTGCCTAAGCAATATTAATAACCAAGTTAATTAATTTCAGATTCAAAAAATGATTCACCGCTGAATAAGTGGTGAAGGATTCGTGCATCCAAAATAAGGGTTTTGATATGTACAACATACGAAGCACAACGGCACGCACTCATATTTTGGGGGTCATGTTCCCTGAAATATCACGCAGAGGAATGACCATCAAATGCAATGAGGGCGAACTCACTCTCAGCGCTAGCAACCCCGCAGTTATCGCTTTCATTGATGCTTTGCGTCGTGAATTAGACCAGCCGCAACCGCAACACAACCCCGTTTCATTCTGAGAGGCCGCTTTATGAATCACGTCATGATTGATATTGAAACTTTAGGTACCAACACAAATGCACCCATTGCCAGTATTGGCGCTGTTTTCTTTGAGCCATCAACCGGCATGACAGGTGCGCGTTTTTACGTTCGCGTTGATGCTGAAAACGACGAACTAAACGGGGCTGTCGCTAGTGTTGCAACGTTTAAGTGGTGGCTTAGGCAATCACGTGAGGCGCAAGCAGAGCTATTGGCAAGTGATGCAATCCCGCTTTGGGATGCCTTGTGTCAACTTGACGGGTTTCTTACTGATAATGCGGTTCATGAGGGGTTAGGCTTACTGCAGGTCTGGGGTAACTCACCAGCATTTGACTGCGCCATTCTTCGTGCTGCTTATGCTCGCGCTGATTTTGAAGGCCCGCTATGGAAGTTTCGGAACGAACGCGACTGTCGCACGATGGTTGAATTAGGCAAAGTCATTGGTTTTGATCCAAAGCAGGACATGACTTTTAGGGGCGAACGTCATAATGCCCTAGCGGATGCAATACATCAGGCGCAATACGTTTCACACATCTGGCAGCACCTTACAGCAGATAAGGAGCCGATGTTATGACTTTATCTGGATCGCGGGCGAACCCCAGAATTTATAGTAAGGCTTTGGCTTTGCTTACCCAATTTGAAAATGGCCGGCGCATACATAAGCGTATTAAACCGCACGGCTATTTAAAAATTGATATTGGTATTCGATGGCGTTTATTGAGCAAGAACGGCGGCAAACATTGGCGCTTAATGACTCATGAGCGATATAACGTGGAGATATGGAAATGATCCGTCCGTTCATCAAATGGGCGGGCGGCAAAAGCCGCGTCATGCCCAAGTTATTACCTCATTTACCAAAGGCCGATTGTCTTATTGAGCCGTTTGTTGGCGGGGCATCGGTATTTCTAAATACTGACTATCGTCGTTATATTCTGGCTGATATTAATCCTGATCTTATCGGGATGTATCGCTTTGCGACTCAAGCAACTGAAGATTTTATTTCTCTTGTTCAACCGCTATTCCTTCATGGAAATAGTGCAGAAGCCTATGCGGTACTCCGCAAAAGGTTTAATGAGCTGCCAGCAAGTGAAGAACGTGCAGCGCTCTTTCTCTATCTCAATCGGCACTGTTTCAATGGTGTATGCCGATATAACGCAAAGGGGATTTATAACGTCCCTTTCGGTAAACATAAAAATCCACCTTATTTCCCTATTGACGAGATCCGTCTATTTGCGGAAAAAGCCAAAGATACGCATACGCAGTTTATTTGCGCACCATTTCAAAACACCATCTCGGTAATGGCTGAAAGTGATACGGCTATTTACTGCGATCCGCCCTACATCCCGATCAGCGCTACCGCCAATTTTACGCAATACAGTAAAGAACCATTCGGACGTGCTGAACATATGCGCTTAGTGACCAGTTTGTTAGCGGTGAATTTGTCTCATGGGGCGTCTGTCGTGATCTCCAATAGCGACACTCCGTTAACGCACGAAATTTATCGCCATTTCAATCTGCATAGCTTTAGTGCACGACGTTCTATTAGTTCCAAAACTAGCAAGCGCGAAGACGCCAACGAAGTGATCGGTGTGCTTTCTACCTGCCAGCATTGCGGCAAATACGCTTGTAACTGCGTTCAGCAGCCTAAGCACATTAGCCCAGCATACTTATATCAATAAGATAATGAGCGATACACGCGGACGATATGCCCCAACCCCACCGCCAGATTACCCCGGAAGCACATCCGTGCTTACCGGGCCTTATGCGTGGAATGCTCCAGCAAAATCAATTAACCCACTACAGGATGAAACGGATTATGTAGAAACACCGCTCGCCAAAATTATTGCGGATTACCAGCATGATGAAGCTGTCTCGCGCTTAATGCGTATGGCCTCCATGACTGAAGAAGAAAAAGAAGCCATCAATAAGCGGCAGTACCAAATTGATTTGTTCGAAGAGCATGAGAATGAACTCAATTTGCATCTTGCCCGTCTTGCCGAGTCTAAAAAGGCGCTATGCCATAGCCCATTATTAGAGATTGCCGCTAACTTAAACGCGCAGCCCAAGTTTATACGCCAGCCACTGCAGCAGCGGATTGAATACCTACGCAGAGAACATGGCGAACATCGAGCCAATATATTTTTGACTGAAATAGTCGAGAGTGCATTGTCGCGGTTAGAAGCCGTCAGAGAGAAGCAGCTGACTATAGGCTACCGTCATATTGCAGGTCGAGAGCGTCTAGACGAGCTTTTGCGTTTACCGGAGCTGAACAAGCGCGAAGTGCAGACGCTTGCCGCAATGGTGGCTGCGCATATGGACATGATTTTTTGTGCTCAGGTCGAGGCTAACCTTACTCATGACCATACCCCCGACGCGATTCTAGGCGTATATCACGTGGTCGCCGCTGAAGCGCAGCGCTTATGTATCCAGCCGCCTTACTGGGATTCTCTCAATCCCTATATTCGCCACCGAGAACGTGCCCCCTATGACCTATTGCCGGGGGCATTCTTGCGTCTGCGTTGTGCTGATTGGTGGAAAGGTAAGTTATGGCGATTACGCAATGAATGGCGGGAAGAACAATTACGCGCCGCGTGCCTTGTTCATAAACATGCCTCCGCCTATGCCAGTTATGATGCGATAGAACGCCAGCGTGACCAATACCGCCGAACGCTTGAATTTATGCGTACACATGAGCTGGAAAATGAAGACGGTTTCAAGATTGATTTAGAACAGGTCATGCTTTCCAGTACCAGCAACCCTTATTTACGGTACATCGAAATGATGACTACCGTTAAGGGGCTGCAAAACTTGGCTGAAATGCGCGGCGATTACGCCATGTTCTATACCATTACGTGCCCGTCCAAGTATCACGCCACGCTTGCAAACGGCAAGCCTAACCCAAAGTGGACGGAAAAGACCGTCCGTGAAAGCAGCGACTATCTGGTTAACGTCTTTTCCAGTATCAGGAAAAAGCTTCAGCGAAAGGGCTTGCCTTGGTATGGCGTACGTGTGTCTGAGCCACATCATGACGGCACGGTTCACTGGCATATGATGTGTTTTATGCGTAAAGAGCACCGCGCAGCGATTACGCAGATCATGCGTGAATTTGCCATTCGTGAAGATCGTGCTGAGTTAGGTAAGAACGTGAGAGCGCGTTTTGATATCGAACCAGTCACTAAAAGAAAAGGTTCACCGACGAGCTATATCGCAACGTATATCGGCAAAAATATTGGCGGTGGTTCGCTGGATAAGGCCACGGATAAGAAGACGGGCAAACCAACTATTTGTAAAGAGACTGGCAAGCCGCTTGCCGATAACAGCGATAATGCGGTCACTTGGGCAAGCTTACATAGGGTTAAGCAATTTCAATTCTTTGGCGTTCCATCGCGTCAAACCTATCGAGAATTGCGCCGGTTGGCTAATCAGCTACAGCGTGAACTCAAACCCAAAAAAGGGACGCAACTTCTCCAGGATAAGCAGATGGACGATGTGTTAGCCGCCGCCGATGCGGGATGTTTTGCCACTTACACCATTAAGCAAGGTGGCGTGATGCGGCCCCGCAACGAGTATGTGATCCGCACAGCCTACGCATTATCTGAAACCCCGAACGATTACGGCGAGATAAGCCCGCGTATCTATGGCGTCTATTCGCCGCGCTTGGGCGATGAGTCTCGGATTTGTACCCATAGCGAAACGTGGAAGTTAGTCAAAAAATCCAAAAATAACGCCCGCGAACTTGAAGCCAGCAGAGCTGGCGCGGGGTTTGACCTTGGCCCTTCAGAGGTTCCGCCCTCACTTGGACTCGTGGCAATAACTGTCCGTCCGTCTGAAAAACAACCAGTTCCAGAAGCGAAAAAAAGAACTGAAAAACCACTCAATCTGGATAATTTAGCAACTCTGACTCGTGGTCAAAGGCGTGAGTTATTGCGGCGATTGAGGGATCAATCAACGAAAGCAGTGAATGTGCCGCCAGGAAAGGATAGGAGAGCCAAGGAGAAAGATGAATTAGTATTAAAAATTGTTGATTTTACTAAGTCTATAGGATGGTCACTTACTATTCATGCAATTTGCCGCCTTGCGGCTGGATATTGTGTGAATATTGAAGGCGAGTTCTATCGAGCTGATCGTCATGGAAGTTTACGATGGAGTGAGCCAGAGCGAGGTGTTAGGATACGGGGCATCTTGAGCAAGCTTAATGAAATTGCGTCAAAGCACTCAAACTGTAAATCTAACGAGGGAGTTTGAGTTATAGTATACTGTGTTTTCATTTTTTGTTCGTGGGAGGATTGAGCTAAATAATGTAATTAAAGCTAATTTTTCGGGGGGGGAGATGATTTTTTTGGAGTGTAGCGCTAATGGAGAATGAAGTATCTATTGCATGGTGGAATACGAGTATTTCGCCAGCTAGGGATAGGAATAGGACTGTTGGTGACCAACTAATTGCCGCTCTACTCGTCATTGTTGATCTTTTGGATAAATATGCTGTAGATATTTTATGCTTAGGTGAGGTTTCACCAGATGATATTATCAAGCTTAATGAGTTATTTAAGGGGACGGATTATCTCATTTATGATGGTGCCTTCAATGAAGGAAGGATAAAACACGATATTAGTGTAATTTTTAATAAAAATAAATTTCAGCTTATTGATGCTCGAAGTATCACAGAGCAAACATATCTTGGTTCTATACGTGCAGGTCAAGAATTGCAAATTAGGCACATTAATACAGGGCAGGACTTTTATATATATGTGACTCACTGGCCTAGTAGAAATCATGATTGTAGTGATGGAATGCCTAAAAGATACGAATTAGGTAAGACATTAAGGGACGCAATAACAAGATGTTCAAAGGTAAAGGGTGGAGAGTATTTTATCCTTATTGGTGATTTTAATGATGAGCCATTTGATCACTCTATTACTTACGGGCTTGGTTCATCTCGGGATAGAGATATGGTTATAAAAAAAGATACTCTTTTATATAATCCATTCTGGAGGCATATGGGATCAAAAATTTGTTTTCCAGAACTCGGGCATAATGAAAGTCCTGCTGGAACATGTTTTTATAAGGCAGGTTCAATCAGTAAGTGGACTACATTTGATCAGATTATTTTTTCATCCCCGTTTTTGAAAGGGGATAAGTGGATGCTTAGAGAGGATTCTGTTAAAGTTATAAGTGACGTTGAACTATTGGCTTTAATAAAAAGTTCATCAACAAACTTTGATCATTTTCCAGTATTTGCAACAATAGAAAGGATTTGAGAATGAACTATAAAGATTTTATAACATCAGCAATAGAAGCTGCAAAAGCAGCGAGAGGTAATAAAGCGGAGATATTAGAAGTCATAGATAATTTGGATAAAAGCATACAAAATGTTAGTGAAGGAAGAATCAGTTTAAGTATCACCAGCGGTAGTTCCATGATGAAGGCCATGACAGCTACAGCTATATTGGCATCAACAGTACTAGGTACACCGAGCCTCACTCAAAATGAACAGTATTTAACATTATTCTCAACGAAAAAAGATGTTAAAAGTAAAAGAGATATTGCTCAGTGGAGCCTTGGTGAGGATGGATATCCCGTTAGGTTATCGTATGATAAAAGAGATGTTTACTGCAAAGATAAGGCATCATTAGAACAAGCTTTAGCAGAGTTAATGGGAGCAACAGCTACAGGTGAAAAGATGTTAGAGCTATTAGATGGTGCTGTTTAAGTATAGGTTGTTGATTTTTTAATAATTTAATTCTCATTGGTATTAGATAGGAGGACATTGAAATACTTGACGCTAGAGGGTGTATAGTGAATTTTTGTGGGTAACCAACTTATTCTATCTAATATGTATAAGTTGGTATCGACAATTGAGTTATTTTACAGAAAAGTATTTTCTATGTGATGAACTATGTTCGTTGTAACGGTGTAGTTGCTCGATAAGTTCTCGTTCCCAAAGTCGGTCTTTATCTAACCCTAGAGCAGTTAATTTTCTCAATCTTCCATCAATTCTATTGAATTCATGCTTAAAATTATCTGCTGATGGGCCTTTAGGGCAAAATTCTGCAAATAACTTTTTTTTTGATAAAGATGAAGCATGAGCTATTTCATCCTCAAAGTTATTCTTTTGTTGAAATAAAAAAATAGTATGTTTTCTTGATGTCAATATTTTTAAATTTTCCTGAAATCTATCTAAGTTATCAAGTATATCAGTATCAAATATGACTAATATATCGCTTGGCTCAGTAAATGATGGGGCGATTTTCTTGATGTCGCTATTCCATAAATTTACCTTGACAATCCTTTTTATAGGGTACTTAAGGCTATTTTTAAAATCATTTAACAATGATTTCTCAGTTTCACCTTCAACTAATGCAATCGCGAATTTTTTAGCCGCCATAATCTAATCCTCAAAAATCATTTCTTCGATCAAAGAAATGTCTGGGACCGTACCGAAACAGTCGTTTTTAACATGATTTAGTAAGTTTCTATCATTTTTTTTATATATTTCAGTGGCATCAATAAACTTAGTTGAGCCATTAATTTTTTTGGTGAATGTGAATGAGTGTGCAGGTAGATCGAGGCTCAAAATATCATAGTTGTGAGTTGTGTAGAAAAACTGACCATATCGACAAAGTTTTGAAATTATTAGTGTTACTATCATTTTCTCTAATTCTGTATGGGTGTATGCCATTTTCTCATCCAGAAAGTAGATACCAGAGCCTTGTTCTTCATTTTTTAAATCATCTGCTCTATCTTCAATTATTCCTGATAATAAGTGTGATATTTTTACCGCTTCATAAGTACCTCTTGATAAACGTTCTCTGTTAGCTATTTCTCCATCTAAATCTATAATTACTTTATCCTTATTATCAAAAGTAACAGAGTAACCCTGAACCTCACTATCATCACCATCTTTTGCAGTAAGCTCTGATACTGATTTTATTGTGCTGTCAAAAGTTTTAAGAACTGCTGTTAAAACATTTTTTTCCAATCTTGATATTTTGTTTGCAACTTCTTTATTTTCAGAAAGTATATAATGCCATCCGAAGAAGAAGTCTTCGTTTTTAAAGCTTTCTGTAAACTCTGTACTAGATATTTTATCTGTTGAATAGTATCTGGGACTATTCTTTAAGGATACGATTTTATCTGCCCAAGTTTTATCAAGTCTTTTTGTAGCTGATGCGCAAGAATCAGTTTTCCATAAAGTAACTGCAGCTATTTCAGTTTGTTCAACAGTAACGATATTATCCTGTTCAATCAGCTTGAACCCCACTCTATAGAGTTTGCTGTTGTGGGTTTGAAAGAAGTCAGCTTCAATATAAGCAGGGCGTGATTTATCTGTTATTTTTAAATTGTTTGTACCTAGAACACCTCGGTCTAGGAACTGTTGAATTGAAAAAAGCACTCTGCCAATGGATGTTTTACCTGACGCATTTGCTCCAGATAGAATACAAACTTTCTTAAAATAAAATTTTTCGAAACCAGAAAGATACTCACCATCTAGTGGATTGTTCACTGGTGTACGCGAGAAGCTTAAGTTTAGTTCTGAATTATTGAAGCAAAATAAGTTATCAATCTTAATGTTTGTGAATGCCATTTAGTTCCACCTTCTGGAAGTTTATCCATGAGTCCTGTATACACTAAATATCAAAATCTACAAGTAATGTTTTTATATGGCCTACACATCTGCGCAAATCTGCACAAAAATGCACAATTTTTTTGAAGCTATTTACGCCCTTTCCGCCCTGTGGCGGCGCAGTCTGACCCCGGATCAGGAAATGCACAAAAAACGAAGCAAATGTCGCGCGCAGGTGACGGGGGAACAGCCCACGCGACGGAGGGCAGGGAGGTGATGCCTTTAATCGTCATTCCTCGGCCTTTTTCGCCTTCTCCACGCATTTTCTCGCTTCTGGATATGTTCGGGAGCGATTGAAAATTGCGCCTGCCAGAATGGCGCTCATGCGCTCTGAGTGAGGGGCACCAAAGGTCGTGCTGAATGGTACTCAGATGGTGGTAGACCATGCGGGGATTGAAAATTACTGAAGGAGAACCGCCGCAGGATGTGCGGCGGGGGGATCGGGTCACTCGTCTTTGAGTAGAGCGTAGGGATTAAAGCGGATCACTTCCTGATCGAGCCAGTCATTGACACCCTTCATGGCTTCCATCACGGGCAACATTTCGTTGATGGCAAAGACACGCGCGGCCTTCTCAACATCACCGAGCGAGCCGTTGCCTTCCGGCATTGCGCCCATCAACTGCGGCGGGATGCGGTGAGCGTCGCGCAAATCGTTGCGCGTTGCTGATTTGATATTAAGAAACTCATCCTTTGCCGATATCTGGCTGAACGGCAACAGTTGCACGCCGTCTTTGCCGCCACCCGGTGCATGTATCAGTACGTTTTTGAAGGAGCCTTTCCCTCTGGCCTGTGACAGCGTCTTTTGCACCACTTTGATGCTTTCCTGATCCACCTTCTCCGAACCGACATAGAGAATACATCCGGCGTGAGAGCCGTTGTCATAGTAGAGTTTGCGGAACTTATCGGCAGAGTGTGACAGGCTGGCGGACAGTAACGCACCCATATATTCAGGCATACCGTAGATTTCCTGATGAATGTCCGGGTTCATGATGTGGCAGACTTCGCCCGCCTTGAACTCGTATTCGTCTTTCCACTGCCGGATAAACCAGTAGGTATCAAGGTCGCTTCCCCGTCGCGTGTTCAGTGCCGGTACATGCTTAAGTTTGAGCGGATCTCCCAGGAGATTAGACCGACGCTCAAGATAGGCATTGCCGAAGACAAACCAGTCCAGTGCAAACGCAGAGAAGGCCTGTCGTGAGAGTAACGGGTGAGGGATGTAGCACCCAGTCAGCACATTGCGTTTGAAGTAAAGCGCCGACTGATGCAGCGGGGATTGTGTAAATGCACGGGTTAACCCTTTCCAGTCTATTGGCGTCTCGTAGTAACGGCCGTTATCGACGCAACACATGCTGTCCAGCAAATCATAGCCGTCTGTTACCGAATATGGCCCGTCAAACGTGAAGGCGCTGAGCGCCGGATCGCTTCTGAGCGCGTCGGAAATATCAGGTTGTCCGGCACTGTCACTGCTGACAGTGTGTTTGTTTTTGTAGGTGCGCTTCTTCATCAGAACTCCATAGCAAACCCGCCGCTGCCACTCTCTTGGCCCAGCGGTTCGTTAATAATGGCGAGCATATTCGCCCAGGCTAAATCACCGTGGCTGACACCGCGCGCGCGGTCAGTGTCATAGGTGATGAATCCGCCCGGCGTCTTGACCTTACGAACAGAGTTAAATGCGTTGATCAGGGCGCGTTCGCTGCGGTCATATTCCCAGCGGCCAGCGCGGATCAGCTGTAGCATTTTCAGTACTAGGGCTCGTTTTGACGTCATTGACATGGTGTAGGGCATCGCCATCGGGAAAAACTTTTTCACTATTTGGTAAACGGCCTCACCGTTACCGCCCGTCACATCGATGCCAACATGCTGTACGTTGTATTTGAAGGTGAAGTTTTCGATAACTTTTGCCTGCTCTTCAAACTCAAGGCCGCGCACCTGTTCCGTTTCCACCGTGCGGAATTTACCGCCCGGCACCAGTGGTGGCACCACAACGCAAATCGCGCCGCTATCACCGTTGCCGCTGCTGCCGTTGGCGTCATAACCGATCCATACCGGACGATTACCCATAGGTCTGGACGCGAAAGGTTTCCAGTCCGGCCATTCATCGTAACCATCTGCCCCGCAGCCAATCAGTGCATTCAGGTTGAAGGCGGACTCACCATCGCGAACGAACTCGCACATGTACAGGTTGCGGAATTCATCCTCGCTGTTTTCATCCTGGATTTCTTCAAGGTCGGTGTACTCCCAGCCGTGCTCTATCACATCCTTCAGGGTGACAATCTGACGCCAGGTTTTATCTGGGCATAACAGCCCGCTGTTCAGTGTTTTCCAGCCCACATCAAACGCTTTGCGCTGTGCCCTCGGGCGTTTCTCATTCCAGCGATCGCCTGTCCAGAACGGGTAAGCCTCATGGGTTTCACCTGACGGCGTGGAAAAGTAGGTACGCGTCAGCCCCTTCAGTGTTGCCATCGCCCCCGCAACCTTTCGTAGGTTGGTGAAGTTGCTGACCCAGAAGAATTCGTCAAACTTCAGGTTGCCTGTATATGACTGCGCCGTCGCAGCGGACGTGCCGAGGAAATGCAGTTCAGCGCCGTTACTGAGCACGATTTTGTCACCCCCCTTAAGTTCAACGTCTACTTCTTCCGCTACCTTCTGGATGAACCCCCTGAACTGGTGCGCCTGACGGCGAGATGCAGACAGAAATATCTGGTTGCGCTGGTACGGGTATTTCACATCGTCGCGCAGTGCATCAAGCAACGCCTCGCGTGCAAAGTACCAAGTTGCACCAATCTGGCGGGACTTCAGTATCATGCGGTTTCGGTGGTGGCGTTGCTCATACCAGCTGCGTTGATGCCACGAAAGGGAATCCAGTATTTTCTCTCGCAGCGCGACGATCTGTTCTTCGGTGAAATGGTTTTTCAGCTTGCGCTTGCGTGGTTTTTTACCCAAACCAGTCCCTGCCGGTTGTCCGTCAGACAGCTTTTTCAGTTGTCGGGTCAGCAGATCAATTTCCTTGAAGTCTCCTCCGGTCTTGTTGTCCTTTTTGCCAAGCTGGATAAGGCGTGCATCAAAGGTCTGGGTTACACGCTGAATAGGCGGGGTCTCATCCCATTCATCGCGTTTCTTCCAAGCGTAAATTGTGTTCTGATTAATTCCCATCAGGCGCGCGATCTCCGCTGGCGGGTAGCCCTGCCAGTAAAGTTGTTTTGCCCTCTGACGTACAAAAGCGTC